TTCCACTGCAGTCTGATTCCAAACTACCAGTTGGTCCATGTTTAAGCCATTCTTCTCCATCCAATACCTATCAAATGCCTGTTCAGCATCTTCCCATATAACCATACCCCCCAATTTCTGAGCACAGTATGCAAAGTCGATAGCCATTAAAGATTTTCCTGAGGATTCTTCCCCAAACAGTTCCAAGATTTTACCAAAAGGAATGCCCCCACCTAATGTATAGTTGAGGGCCATATTCCTTGAGGGTAACCATGGCATATTTTCGGGTAGCAATGATATCTCACTTGCAATTCCGAATCCAGGATACTTTTTGTGCAGTTCTTTAGCACTAAGTACCTTATTCTTTTTATTTTCCTTTTTAGCCATGGTTCAGGATTTAATCAATATCGGATTTCTTTTTCTTTTTGGTTTTCTTAACCGGTTTTTTAGTTTTCTTAACCGGCTTCTTATTATCCTTATCCTTACCTTTTTTCTTTTTCTTCTTAGGAGCTTCATCCTCTTCCCCATCCAAGTGTAGGAATTGGTTTAGCTTATCCTGAGCATCCTCGTAAGATGGGATGATCTTTGAAATAAGTTCTGTAAGGTTGATTTCCTTAGCATACTTTTTCTTTTTCAAAGGTGTCTTAGGACATGGAGACATTGTATACTCTGTATCGAATTGACCTGATCCCTTACGAGTAAGTTTAACATCGTAACCTTTTTTAGGATCAGTCATATCCCCCCAGTCATCATCATCCAACCAGTGGTCGATAAGATCATTGTAAAGTGATGGAGTAATCTGTACCAGAGTAATACCCTTTTCCTCGTCAATCTCTTTACCTTTCTGATCCTTGTAAATAATACAAGGCATTAGGTACTTCGATTTGGGTTTAAGAGTTTTTGCCAAGTCCTTATCGTCCTCGTCATCTGACTCCATTAACTCGTGATACTTATCAAGAATTGGGCAATCTCCATTATCAATTGAGGATTGTGAGAATACCCCTTTAAGTTCAGCACCAAGATAGAATTGGGTTACCTTGAAAGCAAATTCCTCTTCTCCCTGTACAGGTAGGATTCTAACACGAATAGTACCTTCTTTGATGTAGGTAATATTTCCGGAACCCCCTTTAGATTCCAATTGCTTTTTTCTCTTCTTCAGTTTTTCTCTAACTGTGTCTTTAGCCATGGTTTAAAATATTAGTAATTAAATTTCCTTTCTAACATTGGCGGATACCGTTTGAATTAAATCCTTTCTCTGTTCGAAGCTTTTTAAACAGGTATATAAGATACCCTTTTGATGTTTAAGAGTATGCAGGGTTGTTAAAGCATCCTGATATTCCTCATCGATTTCGGCTTCTGCTTCGGCCAGTTCTTTGGATTTAGCCCTGAGGGAAAGGGGGTCCGCCACCCCCTTTGCCCTGACTAATGCTAATGATTTCAGTTTGTCAACTTCTTGTTGAGCATCGGCACAGAGCCGAGTAAGTTTCTGGTGAACCATCCCTAAGTAGCCATATACCAAGGGTTGCTCTAACGATTCGTCGGTTAACTTATTCTCATTAACTACCAACTCTTCAAAGAGATTGAACCGAATTGTCTCTTTTCCAAGTTTAATCTTAATATTATTTAGTTTGGATTCTCTTGCGAGGTCCAATAGTTTATTCTTCTTTCCCATTATATTCCGTTTAATATATAATAGTACTTCTAGGAAATAGTATTTAGTCCTCTAGGATAAACTCTTTAGCCTGAATAACCCTGTCCATTGGATTCTCTGGCCAAGTATCAATTACCAATATCTTAGGACCTTGAATACCAGCTTCCCTGCTCATCTTAGCTAGGTAGTATTCAAATATCTGATCCACCATATGTTGGTAATGTTTGTTAGCTACCCTTGAAAAGTTTACCTCAATATCTGGGCATACAGATTTCACGTAGATGATATGGGTTAAGTGGCATAGTGAATCCAATGCAAACCCATAGAACTTTTCGAATTCTTTTTCTGTCCAGTTGTGTAGGCATTGAAGAGAAGCATAGGTTACATTATCTACCGGGCTTCTATCCACGATTAATTGGTCAGCCCCCCAGCATAGTAGATTGTTCCTAGCCTCCAAGGCATATTCCTGGAATAACTTCCCGAATTCGGGGTTAGCATTGGATAAATTAATCACGTTTTGATGGCCCTTATTCTCATATCCAAACTCAGCAAGCTTTTTCTTTTGACTTTCCCCAAAGATTAACCCTACTGATGAAGGAATAAATCTTAACCCTAGTTCTTTTTGTAGTCCTTGACATAGGGTTGTTTTACCTGAACCGGATGGTCCACAGCATGCTACTTTAATGTTTTTTGCATCCATAATAGTTTGTATTAATCGTAATCCTCTACCCAGGTTTCCCCGTAGAGTTCCATTTCCCATTTCTTAGTTAATTCTACGTAATCAGTATCCTTGTCATAATCATGGTAGTTACCCCATGTTGGACCAAGTTCACAACTTACTTTCATGTTCACATGTTTAGCCTGGAATCCAAACCATTTCTTTGTTTGGGGGTTAGAACATATCTTAACCATTGGCCCCACCAGTTTGTGGATATCTTTTGGTTTGACATAGTAACCCAAGGAGTCATGTACAGTATAACACTGTTGAAAGTATGCAGGAAATTCTCCCTGTAGTCGTTTCTCTCTTACTAGAATACTTGAGAACTGAGTGTAATCCGAGGATGTTCCCTGAATAGGGGCATTTACCGATTGTCTCTCAGCTTCAGACCTGATCCCGATTATATCAGAATATATATTTGGTAATCTTCTTTTCCTACCAAATAGAGTTCTTACATAGCCATGTTTCTTGGCTTTTTTGTGTTGACCTTTAATCCATTTCTCAACCTTTGGATAAGCCTTGAACCAGTCCTTTTTGAATTGTCCTGCTTCCTCTTCGCTACACCCAATAGTTTCAGCTAACATTTTATCCGATTGCCCATATAAGATACCGAATCCAATTGTCTTGGCCCTTTTCTTACGTTTAGTCCAGAAGATGTGATCCTTATGATCTTCATCCTTGGTCATTGCATATACCTCTTCGTATTTTTTGTATAGAGCATCACCAGTTAGGTTAGGAAACTCAGCCCGTGTTGCAGTATATACGTGAAGTGAAAGTCCTGAGGCAAATGCATCGATAAGGTTTTTATCCTTAGACATCTCAGCCACTACCCTCATCTCAGCTTGGGAGTAGTCAAACTCCACCATGAGCATACCCTTTGGGGGCCTGAACATTGGTTTGATATCTGAGTTGGTAGTTGCTCTAGGGATATTCTGTAGGTTAGGTTCCACAGAAGATAGTCTACCTGTTACTGTACCAAAGATTTTGTAAGAAGTATGAAGCCTGTTATCCTCACCCAAGATATCATACATACCCTTGATGTTAGTGGAGTACAGTTTAGATAATCCCCTATGTTCCAGCATCCTTTTTACAAACCCATGTGTATCCTCTCCGGATTTCTGGATTTTTAATAGAGCTGATTCCGCAGTGGATACTACCCATTCCTTTTTCTTATTCTTTTCCTTGACCTCGGTAAATTTGAATCCGTGTTTATTGTAGTATAGCAATTCCTTTAATTGAGCAGGACTACCCAAATTCAATTCCGAAACGGCATTCCTTTCCTTCTTCGTAGTAAACTCCCCAGCTATATATCTACTAACTTTATCTTCTCGAGATTTTATCTTTCTAGAGTTATCTACGTCTTCTTCTTTTTCTTCCCGTTTAAGTGCCTTTATCTCTTGTTTGACTTCTTTGATAAGTTGCTTCTTGGCTTTCTTAACTTTCTTATCATTATACTTCCTGATCACTTTCAAGTCATATAATCCCTTTTCAGAATCCTCGATTTTCTTACTATAAGTATCAACCAAGTTCTTTAGGTAATCCCTATTCACAATCATACCCGTATACTCAGATTCCGATAAAACTCTTAGGTTCATCATCAGAAGGTTTCTGAATAACGGGTAGAAGCCAAATTCCATTAGCTTTGGTTCGAAGTATAGCCATAACCTTAAGGTAGAATCGCAGTCCAATGCACAGTACTTTGATAATCCCCCCAATGGTTTTTTATTCCAAGGTAATTTACTTCCCTCGTAATCCTCATAACCATCAAAGTCAGGTAAGAATCTACCTACCTGCTCTTTCAAACCATGTGGCCTTTCTTCATCCAATAGATATTTAGCCAAGATGGTATCAAACCAATAACCTTTTGGAATGATACCGAATCTCTTGAACCACTTCATCTCAAATGATGCATTGTGGGCTATCTTAACTATGTTTGGGTCCTCCATTACTTCTCTACCAAAGATCTGTAATAGTTTAACCCACTTATCGGCTTTCTTAAAAGGTGAATCGAAATGTCCTAAAGGTAATACCCAACCACTGCCCGGTTGAAAGCTACAGCCCATAATAGTAGGATATCCCTCCGGATCACAGAATGCTCCCTCATCATCTCGGGTAGTTGTTTCGAAATCGACTGAGGCGTAACCAGTTTTCTTACAATATCTGATTAACTGCCAAAGTTGTTTTTCTTTGGTTATTATCTTGTAGATTGATTTCATTTCTGAGCCTCTTTAATTCGTTGATTGAATAATGTGAGCTTATCTTTACGCTCACGTTTCCTGGCTTGTTCCTCTAAGGGGCTATTGAATACCTGGTCCTCAAGAATTTGTATGAATAGTTTTACCTGAGCCATTTCAGCTTGTAGGTTTGGGTCCTGCAAATCTTTTGGGTTATTAATACCCTTAGCCAGGTTCTGTGTAAGCTCAGCCATTTCCTCAATGGTTTTGGTAATAAAGTATTTCTTACCCCTGAGCTTCACATACCCCTTTAGGATTTTCTTCTCATCCTTTTTATTCATAGAGTTCGTCTATACAGGTTTTTAAACCTTCCCAATCCCTTTTGTAAGAATGTAAGGAAGTGATGTTATGGTAAAGATAACCCTCCTTGATAGTGAGTCTCTTAGCCACGTAACTCATAAGTTCCCAGGCCAACCAAATATCATTACCGAAGTGAAGAAATACATCCGCTGATCTTTGGCTGTAAACGATATGCAGTTTGTTATCCCTGATAATGAATTGGTAACCCAGTGTACATGGTACTCTACGTTCTGCACCTATGAAAGATACATCTTCCGGATGGAATACAGGTAAATAACATTGTCGGGAATCTGGGTGACGTTTTAATTCATCGATAATCTTATTAAGATTGTGTCGATAGTTTAACCTCTCATTGTAGGTATAACAGAACCCACCTTCTGAGTTTAAGAATGTGGCCCAAGTATCTTTACGAATCAGCCAGGCTTTACCGGGATTAACATAGCTACGTGATACCCTTTCTTTAAACTCTTCCTGACACCATAGGTAATTTTGAGTGGGATTAGAAATGAACAGTTTCTCCTGGTCAGTTCTATTGGTTAGGCAATAACTGTAGTTAAGGAGCTCCTTAGTTTGGAACTCCTCGTTATCAGCTACTACCTTATTTTGCATTGTTTGAGGATGAACGATTGTACCATGTTCAGATACATCTCTCATAATCTCAGACATCAATTCTCGGCAACTACTGAATATTCTCATCCTGATTATTTTTAGGGTCAACAACATAAATGATATCCGATTGAGTTAGGATATCGTAATTCTCCACCATAGAAATCCCACCCTTAGGTTTTATTTGGAAAGGGAACTCTGTACAAGAATTCTCATGGTACATGCACATATGCCCAACTTTAATACCCTCTACATCTTCCCCAGCTTGGATAACTTCTCCCCAACGAGATTTTGAGTTAGGGTCATTAGCTCCCTCCTTGGCAGGTGGAGTAGTGGCTTTAAGCAATAATCTTTTTCCCTGGATTGCTCCAACGTGAACGTTTTTTAATTCCAACATAGTAATTAATTTTATTGTTATAGATTTGAATAGTACTTACTTTCCTAGTGTTTTATTATGCTTTCGGCGATAAGCCTTCCTTGCAGATGGACTGATATAATCTTCAGGATACTCCATATTTTCTTTATAGAGGTGAAGATCTTTTACCAGTAGGGGTTTCCTACCCGAGATCTTATTACCGTCTTCATCTTCCTGCAACTGATTAACACTTCTCAAGTGGACCTTGTATTTAATCGTGCTAGGGTCTACAGTTTTGAAATGGTGTAAGGTATCCAGGATCTTTTTTTCGAATTTACTTAGGCCCTTTTTCTTCTTTTTCCTGAATAACTTATCAATGCTTTTGTAGTTATCATACATTACAAAGGCCTCAGCAACTAAGTAGATGTTTGGGCAAAACATTTCCAAAGAAACGCATTGATCTTTCCCATACACATACTCAGCTATCCTTTGAACTAGTAGGAAATCGAACAACAACCTTTTGGTTACCTCAGAAGATCTCAATGTCATGTACAGAATAGGTGCATCCCTATCCACTCTTCTTGAGAAGGTAAGAGTAAGGAGGCACCCTTTACCAGAACCATGGGAGTTATCGAATAGGTAACTAATATTGTAATTAGTTGCTCTCGATTTCTCCCTTGCTAGTATCTGCGATTTGATTAAGTCAAGATAATCTAAGTGGAGGTAGTTATTGATTAACTTAGTCCACTTAGCAGTTGTATATCCGAAGACTGAACCGAAGTCAAATTCTGGATCCACCCATACCTTATTGATTTTGATGTAATGGTCGTAGGCTATGATTTCTGGCCCATATAATGAACCCCCTGTTTCCATTACCTCTTCCGATTTCAAGGCAAGGTATTCATTAATACCCTCCCAAGCTTCCTGGGTGTTTGAGAATTTTAACTCTTTCATTAATACTTGGATTTAATTCTGAACAGGTTTACTCTGTTCTTTTTATAATATACCGTGACTAACCCCAGTGGAGACATCTCCAATTCTCGGGTTGTCATTCTGAAAAACTCCACTGCAGCAGTTAGAAGTTTATTTCGGAATTTATTTTCGTCCGTCATTACCTGATGTACCTTCCAGGGTTTATTCTTTAAAACATTCTTGGACATTTGTAATAGGTAATTGAAATGCCAGAAGGTTTTAGCCAGGTGATTACTATACTCAGAGGTATACATAAACCTACCAATCCCAGCTTCGATATAATCCCTGCCTTCGTGTAAGTTTCTAGGGATAGTAGTCCTGCTTCGGAAGTTAGTGTTATTATATAGATAACCCAAAGCATCATCCTTATCCGGTTCTATAGCTTTGTGTAACTCTTCTGGAGTAACCCCAACGTAAATCAAGGTTTCAAGTAGGAATGCAGTTACATCTGCGATCTCCTCATTGAAACCAGATAAATTTGCGATGGTAATTTTACCCTCTCTCATATTCTCATAGTATTCCCATGATTCTCCTAATTCCTCAGCCACTCTACCCATGAAATCCTTTAAGATAACTTGGTTCTTTGGTTCATGGGGATTGATAGGCCATTGTGGTAGCTTTTCTACCTTAACATATTCAGCCATTAATTCGAGCTGTAACTCGAATAGTACTGGCAAACCCTCTCCCATTAATACCCGTTCCTCAATTTTTTCGGGTAACTTTGGTGCTGTTTGGATGTCCATAGTCTTCTCCTTTTTATAAGTTTTTGTATACTTGCCTAGCTACTGCACGAGATACATCATATCTCTTCATAGCCCTCTTAATAATAAGCTTTTTGTCAAGGTCTTTAGCAACCTTCTTTTTCATCCACATTTTCATTTCATGATGCTCGGGTTTTACTTTCTCATAGGGTTGTTCCTTATCCTTGAATGCCTGAGTTTTCTCAACTTCATTCCTAGTCTTATGCAGATTCTGAGCCATTACTGCTTGGCATAATTCGTTATCCCCACATCTTCTACAGATTGAATCCGTTAGATCATGGAGTTTACCAAAGCAAGGATCATCAGAAGATCCCAGCTTGAAGATATCAGCTGAGATTGGCTTTAGTAAATCTACCCCAGTTTCTGAGACAGTATCCCTTGGTTCCCTTTCCGGATTACTTTTTCTTTTTTTTGCCATGGTTTTTTATTTTTAATAGTACTTTTTTGTATAGCTCGATCACTTTAAACTTCTCTGCTTTATAATAGTTAACCCTATGCTTAGCATGTCTTTTTAGGTATTTTCCCTCATCCATATAATCCTCAATATAGACTTTATTCTTGGACTTATGGGATCTTTCCCCACGACCCATAATCTGGGATATGGTTTCTTGAGAGTCACCCGCCGCAGCATTGTTAATACATCTGATTAACGGTAAGTTCTTTCCCCGTTTGATAATATAGGATGAGATTAATATGTCGATATCACCAACCTTAAACTCCTCTATTATCTGCTTTCTACCTGGGGTCTTATGGTGCACAGATTTAATGAGATACTTCCCGCCTAGTTCTTTTTGGAATAGCTCTTCAAGTATTTCAATATGCTCATGGAATTGAGCAACTACTAGCATTGGAAATCTACCCCTCTCCAGATTGAAAATGGTTCTACCCAGTACCTTCTTATTCCTATCCTTATTCCGAGTGATACAGGTATCATAATCCTCTTTCCAGCTACCGGTAGTTTCTTTTATACCACTTCCTGGGGTTACCTTGATTACAGGCTCAGTTGAATAACCTAAGTCAACCATTTCTCTTTTGGTTATTTCAAATCTAACTGGCCCAAAGTAGGATTCTAGGTTATAGTTTTTGGGTTTATCCTTAGCCAGTTTACTCATAAAGATAGATCCTGATAACCCTACTCGAATGGTGGCATTAATACAGGCATCTAATACTCTTTTGTAGGATTTGTTATCTGCCAAGTCGGCCTCATCTACCAGGACTATCTCATACTTAGCCAGCATCCCTTTCATCTTAGCCAAGTTTTGGGATATAGTTTGTACCATACCCACCGTAAAGTTATTCCATTCCTTTTCTTTACCCCTTACAAACCCAGCATCATCCCCAACCAGTTCGGGAATCTCAACATGGAATTGGTTATATAAGTCCGAGTCATTGATTAGGACCAAAGCTTTTTTCTTATGGTGAAAAGCCTCATATATACCCGCTGAGATCATCGTCTTACCGGCATTAGTAGCAGCTTTAATAACCCCCCTTGGGAATGGGATATCGGTTCCGGGTATAGTATTATATACTATAGAACCAATGGCCTCGTTCTGATAGGGTCTAGGGGTAAGGCCTCCCACTATATTTGGTACCTTAGCATCTGTTACAACATCATCCCTTTCATCCTCGTATTCTATAGATGCCCCTTTAGAATTTAAGAAAGCAATTACCTTATCTAGTAGCCCAGTTCTGAAGGTTCCTCTATCAGTTATGTAATGGAATTTTCCATCCCAACCCTTTGGCATATATCTTCGGATATGAAAGGCGGATGGGTGTCGTACTGAGAACTCCTTATAGGCGGCATTCATAAGTTTTCTGTCCCCAGTTAAATAACATTGTTTGTTTGTTATACCAATTCTTACTCTACTCATCGGATAAAGATTTTAATTTAGCCCAGAAGTCAGAGTTAGCTTCCTTCTTCTTGGCAGGGTTCACTTTTAGGTTATTTTCGTATAGGTATTTAGATAACCTTTTCTTAGCATTATCCCCGATTAATTGTACGGGATCAGGTATCCCATCCCTGTAGCTGAATCCCTCGAATTGAGATTCCAGGTAATCTTTGTAGGTTACCCCTATTTCCTCAGCTATTAATCGGGTCTTATAAAAGCATACATACTTTTCAGGATTCTCTAAGTATGTTTCGGCTAGGCCAGTTTTCTTAGCTATCTTTTGTACGTAGTAATCATGAATAGAACGAGTAGCTTTAGGCTTATCATCCTTTTTGATAATGGTATCGGCCTCATAAGAGTTAGATATACCCTCGTACATATTGGGTATTTTGTTAAGAGAGAACTTCTGCATTTTTTGCATGGCCTTAGTAATGTAGATATTGAATCCCTCTTTTTTACTTATCCCGAAAGCATTAGCAAAATCCAATGCCTGTGCGGTTATCTCTTTTATTATAGACCATTCTCGTGATTCTTGGGTTAATAATCTTACCCCTCTGTGTCTGGCTTTATTTCTAACCGCATGAATTATCTTGGCCATTAAGTAAGCATCACTCTTATCGGCTTTAAGAATGGATTTAGCTTTCCTTTCCATCCTCTCATTTGTGATAACCATTGAGCGATTAACTTGGGAAAACTTCTTGGACTTCTCAACTATGAGTTTTGCTAGCCCTTTCAGTTCTTTCTCCCCAAAGTTTTCTACCCCTAATACATCTTGTAATACTAGATTTAGTTGGGATTCCCTAATGTGTATGCTTGGATCTCTCTTCATACAGTAAATCATTTTTAAGTTTTAATAATTCCATGTAACTTAACCATTTAGCCTGATCCTCCAATGCCTTGGTTGCTTTTTTACCAATGTCATTGACATCATTATCCTCGGGCAACATAAGTACCTTTACCTTTTTGTGGAAGGATAATTCTAAGGCTAAGTCTATAGCTTCTCTCAGAGCATCAGGGTCCAGGATGATTACTATTTTCTCAGCGGAAGAGTTTAGTATCTTATCCTTTTGCCACGGGGATAATTTCTTACCCCCTGTTCCAATCGCATGATCCCCCAAGGTTTCAGCATTCATTGCTGACTCCACAAGGTATATCTTTTTATACAGTTTTAATGCACTGAGGTTATAAATGGCCATAGATTTACCTACCCCTATATCATCCATAGTCGGGTTATTAAACTTTGGACCATTACCTACAACCCTACGGGCATTAAAGTAAACAACCCTACCATTTAAATAGTAGGGTATTATTAGGTGTCCTTTATATTTTCCTTTAGTACAGTATCCCCACCCTTTAAGTGATACCTTATTTGGTTTGAACCCTCGTTTCTGTACATACCTTCTCATTAGTTTGGAGGTCTCACTTCCTCCCAAGGTTACCAGTTTGTAGGATTCAGGCAAGATAGATTCGGACTTTGGCTCTACCAGTTTAGCCTTGGGTTCTCTATACTCTAATTGCTCCTGTTTATTTATAAGTTTGTATGCCTCGTTATATTCAACCTGCTCATATTCTGAGATAAGTTGCATAAGCTTTGGCCCATACCCACATACAAAGCAATTACTTTTGTCTCTACCTATGTGAACCCCAAACTTATCATGTTTGCCACATGCAGGACAATCTCCCTTTAACCACCCATTACGGTATTTATGCATACCCATTCGGGCAAGGAAGTATTTATATAACTTGTTCTTTATTTCTCGAGTAAACCTAGCCAAGATCCCCCCCTTTCTTCTTCTTAGGATTATTATCATCCTCACCCTTGAATCCGGATAACTTATCCCCTGAGAATCCTGCCCAATTCTCATCCCATAGTTTTCTCTGTTCTGCTGTGAATTCATTCATCACCTGGGTAGATTCATTTACCATGAATAGAGCTCTACCATCCTGGAAACCGTCTCGCTGCTCAATTAGCTCCATTCTCATCACTCCCTGCTCCACTTCCTCTTCCGTACGGTTCAGGCCAAACATTGCATGAACGTGTCTACCAATCTCAGTACACTTGGCTAGGTCATTTGATTCATATCGTGTGGCTCTCTTTTTGTAAGCCTCTGATTTAATATGGTGGGGAGTCCAAGTATGGATAATCTCCCTTTCCACTGATAGGTTAGCAATATCCAGATAAGCATCTGATATCCTATTGTGATCATCCTCTTTTCCCGAGATAGAACCCATCAACCCAATGTAGTCGATGATTAATATCTCTGGTTCAAATCCCGTCTCCCTCTTCTGCTCATCCAGTATATATCTAATGTCATTTGCAGTACTGAAGGCCGGTAATCTTTTGATGAATACCTCACCACCTAATCTTTTATATTTCCTTAATCTCTTTTGGACATCTTTATCGTATTGTCCACTCATTAATTCCTTTTTACTTTTGTTCATGATGGATTGCTCCACACGTAGAGTAAAACCATCCTGACCATTCTCGAGGTCGAATACTGCTATCTTATATTTACGTTTAAGATAACCCCGAATGATATTAACCATGGCACCCGTCTTAAATTTCTTGGGCCTATCAACTACTACTAGTGTGGATCCTTTTTCATATCCCCCCGCATTGGTTAAATCATTTATTTGTTTGAATGGAGTTGGGTATATGACTCCCTCGGATTGTCTTTCAGCCTGTCTTACCTTGATATCTTGGATAAGGTAAGTTCCCTCTTCCTTCTTGGTTTTAAGTTTTTGGGATACAGCTTTCTGTACTTTCTGAGATAACTGGTTATAGTTTTTGTAGTCAGTTAAATCTACCGACTCCATTATATTCTTTAGCTCAACGAATTGGGCAAAGGTCTCAGCTTTTTTAAGTATCGCCTGGCCGTCTTCCGCAGGTTTATTATATAATTTTTTAACTAAGCTATTTATCTCACTAGTATCTTCTTTAGTTAGATGCTCAGCATATTCCCGTTTCAGATATGTTTCCCGTAATTCCTCAAGTAATATAGATTTACTCGGGACTTTTCGGTTTTTCTTAAAGTATTTCTTTAGTGCATAGGCAATTATATTGTGATTGAGTAGAGTAAAGTAATGGTACTCGTATAAGTTTATTACCTTGGGACCTAACATCCTGTCGGTTAAAGTGAATCTGATTAAGTCTTCTTGAAACTCTGCAGTAAATTCGAACTTAATCCCTTTATTCTTAGCCATCGTAATTTAATTTAGTATAATGCAGTATTAAATAGTACTAGGGTTTAATAGTAGTTACTCTATTCTTAGTCAATGAGTTAGAATATTAGTACTCCAGATTTTGCCCTGAATTTCATTTTACTTTGTATTTTTTAATATATATTTGTATTGCAATTAAACAAACAATAGATAGTATTAATATAAATAGTTAACATGGAAACACATAGACTTAAACCTATGAAGCCTGGCTATTCTGAAAAGCTTTTTAATAAACTTTATAAAGAAGTCCAACCATTAAAATACCGTTTAGTATCTCAAATCGACTGCCGAAGATTAGGAGTAACTAAGGATATCGTAGAATCCTGGTTCGATGATAAAATCATCTACGTATTTAATAAATACTGTGAAGAAAAAGAACCTGATGCCCTCAAAGGGTTCATCCTAAATTCTCTTTCTACATTTAAATATAGAATTTTGAGAAAAGCCTACCAGGCGGATATTCATGAGAATTTGGTAGAGCTTGAAGGTGAGAAAGAACTCATCAATATTATACCAGATGAAAGTGAGATTAATGAAGCCGAGCTATTTTTGGAATTAGCTCATGCCTTTATGCAAAAGGCTCTAACAGAGAATGCTCTCCTAATTTATGAACTTCAATTAAACCCCCCACCGTTTATTTTAAAACGGCTAAAAAACCCAAACTCTCGAATCCCAACTTCGGTTTTAGCTGAGTTCTTAAGTTTGGGTAATAGTAGAGATTCTTTAGAGTATGTTAATGAGTTGCGGGAAGAAATCAATATGGCTATAAAACAAGCCCGCACATATTTTAAGGAATCTGGATGTTGTTTGGAAGTTTAACTCCTCGCTTGAGTTATAGTAATTATTGCGAATACTGAAGGATCTTCTTCAGAAGCTAATTTAATCAGCACTGTTCGGGAATGAGGATATGGATTGGCAAAATAATCCATAGTAATATACCTAGCTCCTGAAGAGTGCTGTCCTGGTGTTACGGTCATCCAGCCAGTTCCCCATGTAGATTCTAGGTATATAGTAGTAGCAGTAAATCCTTGGGCAGAACCCTCTACTGATACTGGTACATAATTCAAACTTCCTCCCCCTCTTCCGAGTATCTTAGTAGTATATTGAGGTACCACTGCCAGTTCTACACTCTTTTGTAGAACCCGAATATCTACAGTTTTAGAGGTATCTTCTACAGATCTGATAGAAATAGTTCCGTTTCTATCTTGGCCTGTATCGTTTACAGATACATCTACTCTTACAGCTGAACCAGAAGGTAGATCTTGGCCTACAATATTATCCAGAGTTATCCAACTTGTCTTAGATACGATTTCCCAGTGGTTAGTAGTACCCCCTTGTACAGTTGCTTGGAAATCCTGGGTAGCAAGATCTGCCGGGATTTCGATGAAAGTCTTATCCACGTTGATGGAGATATCGGTTGGGATAGGTGGAGGAGTTACTCCCTTACCCTCAAAGTTATCAGTAACCCATTTCTTTAGCGCAGCAATCATACCCAAATGGGCAGCATCTATTTCGATCCTTGTATAGACATGGTCCTTGTAAGCTTTCCTATCAACCTCTTCCCTTAGGTATTTTAATTGCCTATGTATATAAGAGTGAGCTGGTACCCAAGCTCCTAGGTTATAGGCTAATGCTATAGCTCCATGTGGGCCCTTTAAAGTTATACCGGCTGGGGCATCCGTAGTACCATCGTCTAGTAGCTTAATATTACCCCCCTCAACTAACCTTACATCTTTAGTAGAGTTATTTACTACAAAGATAATTGTGTTTGGTCTAAGCCAATTCCCAGTCTCTGGGTAGATATGCTTAATGATAGCATCTGGGGGTATATCCGCAGCTAACTTGAAAATGTTACCATCATCATGTAATTTTAGCTGATTAGTAGGATGGTCATATATCCCAGTACCCTCAGCTTCAATATTGGTGATACCCTCAAAGGCATTTACAGTATGGGTACCTACTTTAGTTAGTGTTGCGGCATTGTCAAATACATTCTCCAAAGCCTCTATCCTACCAGATTTTGAGAACTCAGGTACTAAAGCTGGATGATAGTATAGGCCTGAAACTGTTGTAGTGTTTACAGGTACCTCTATATACCCCAGTATTAATTGAGTATCAGGGTTAGTTAAAGCTGGCTCAACTGGAGTATCCGCTGGTGTACCCTTTATAATTAAGTAGGTTGGGGGATTCTCCCCTGGGATATTATCCTGATATGTGTGTTCCAGTACCAGGATATCCCTACGAGCTTTATTGCTTTGGTTAAAATCCACAACAAGAGAAGGAAGATCAACTTCTCCCTCCTCATGTATGATTGTCCCCTGTGGGGTTATAGCAATTCCAATAAGATCACTAAGTGTACCAGATTGGGTAATTACTTGTACCCCTGATTGAGTATGCTGTAATTTGATAGCTATCTTCCCAGATACTGGGCTAGATGATGCAGCTATAGTATCAAAGCCCCGATATCTTCCTGGGGGCATAATCCCAGCCCTTTCCAGTAGCCTATCAAAGGATAGTACAGGATCTTTGTATTTATTAAATTGTCGTGAATTATTTGCCATTACGCTTTAGTTTATTTACTAGTGAATTCCAAAAAGATTTAGATAGTTTCTTTAACCCCTTGTATATTTCTCCCACTATTATACCAATTAATGACCCTACTGCTGCTAATATGATTGCATCGGTAAGTCCGGGTAAAGTGATATCTAGTAGAATTACTTTTGAGTTAAGGCCATAGACTATTCCCCCTATTCCTCCCGAACCGGACAGGAAATGTTTTTGTAATACGGGGTATAGCTTTTCGGAAAATATTTCCAGATAATTAATGACTCCATCCATTGTGAGAGATTTTTAATATTCAGTATGATTTGATTAGTTGTTATATTAAGTACCCTTGATATTGTTCGCTCTGGATACCTAGTATAAGAATGAGAATGTAATCCTTCCGGTATTCGCTACTTTACCGGTTTCTAAGTATACTCCATATCTTCCGCTATCAGGTGGGAGTTCTCCCCCGAAGAAAGCTAAACCCCCTATACCCAAGCTGGGATGTAGTCGGCATTCTGAGGCTGGCAATATTACATGGTATTTACCCGGACCGTCAAAGCTTATGGGATATACCTTTTGGGCTGTCAATATGAATTGGTCTTTATTTGGAGTCCCCGTGGACCAATCCACAAAGTATACCCCTATTGCTGGTAATTGGCCTGTTACATCGGAAGAAATCCTATCCACATAAAAATTTACTCTCACCTTGTTAACATTAGCCGGGATAGTAGGTAAATGAAATACCGTGTAGATATCCAAATCAGTAGTTACTTTCCATTGGGAAACCAGTACTGCAGGGTAAGCCTGAGGATAAAGATGGGTTAGCCCAGGATCATTGGGGTAGCTCTGATGTAGGAAGTACATTGGAGGTTGAACGTGTAGTTCCGGTATAGTAACATTATGTCCCTGGAACATAGAGTTATTCTGAGCCTCTAGGTTTAGGCTCAGAATAAGTATTAATATAGTTAGTAAGTTTCTCATTAGTTATAGTTTAATCCGTAAGTTACATAAAGAGTTGAGCCGTCATAAGTCCAACTAATAATATCTGTGCTATTTGCTGTACCTGTTAGAGTAACTGAACCACCACCCCCATTTATTACTTTTGGAGTTGGTAATATAGTTAATGTTCTGTTTCCTGTTGCATCTTGTGTCACAAAGAAATTACCTGACATTCCATCAACAAGATTCGTTAAAGTTGCTGTTGTATTTCCTGTCAAAGTAATCTTTGCATTTACAGATGTAGAGCAGTTATAAGTTGGTGTAGTCCCCGATAATGTTTGAGTAGCTTTTTGAAATACGTTATCTGCTGTTACGGTACCATTAACATCTATACCTCCAGAATTTGGGATGGTTAAAACATTATTAAAAATGATATTTTCACCACTATTACTTTGCCACAGCCAATCAGGATTTGCAGTATCATCAGTTGGTCCTAAAGCACAACCTCCACCTTGAGTTGTGATAAGTCTTAAGAACTGACTTCCAAAACCAAGTGCTGAGTTATTTACTTCTATAGCTCCACTTGTAGCACTTGGAGTTCCTGAGCCTACGCTGATTTTACCACTAAAAGTACCGACACCATTAACATTAATACCACCAGTAGTAACCCTCAGCCTTTCTACGAGATTATTAAATGTAGAACCTTCATTAACTTCAAATCCAATAAATTGATTTGCACTATTAATATTTCCACAAGTAATTTTTGCTAACTTTTGAGTTGCCAATAATGGATTAGTAAATTCTAATACATCTCTAGATTGTCCAGTATTAGCCGTTGCTCCTATATCTAACCGGCCTGTAAACGTACCACTACCGCCAGTGAAGTTACGAGAGGCATCTATTACTGTTGTTCCTGCTACTTGATACCCAGAATCAGCGTTAGATAAGCCAACTATCCTCAAAGTAGAAGAGCCTCTAAGTACCCTAATTATATCGATATCATTGGCTTTATCTGAGTCATTAGCATTATGAGTACCGATTTTAAAAATATTCTCAACTCCATCGTAATTGATGTAAGCCCCTTGGAATTGACTTGTTCCCTCTGTGAATCTAATATAGCTATTTAGATTAACTCCATTTATTTGGATAGGAATTTCTTGACCTTCAAATAAATTAGCTTGATTTAAATAAGCAACATTACTAAGTGTACCTGCTGTGTTTATATCAGCACCTCCTATTTGATAATTACCAAAACTATTTACACCTAAACTATTAATTTCAAATCTATCTACAGCATCTGTGCTATTAGTTACAGTTATTCCAAATGTCATTTTACTTTGACGACCAAAATTTTCTTGACCTATAGATTTAATATATCCAGATATATGTGCACCATCTGCATCTGAGCTATAAAACTCATAACTGCCTATAGTTTCACCAGATAATATAGACATATCAGTACTTTTTAATTGAAAAGTTGGAGTAGGCTTATTAATTGTCTGATTTGCACTAAAATTATTATCAATATTCTTTAACGCTACATTGCTAGATAAACTACCATCTGCTAATGTTCCTGTTACATGGGAGGCAAGATTTATTAACGCCACATTAATCTGTTGATCAGTTAATGTTAAGTATCTAGTATCTGGATTTAGTGTAACTGGATCGTGTACCTCTGATGAAAGTGCAAATTCACTAGCATGCATACCATCTAATAAATCAGCATTTAGATTTGTATTTAAAGTTGTAGAAGTTATTTGTAAAGGTGCCGTCCCTGTTGCCACTGTTGACCAAAATCTTCGTGACTGAAACCTCCCATCTGGATTACACCTATATGTTATATCACTGCCATTACTTTTAACTTCAATATCAAAAAGGGAACTTTCGCTCCCATCCACCCTACTAAAAACCGCTGTTGATAACTCTACAGCGGTAAATTCGTTAGTAGGGAAATCTGAATTATTATACTTGAAAAGTAAGTTTGTATTAAAATCCCTAGTATTTTTAAAATTTAAAGCTGATGAGGAAGAAGTCTCAATAGTCACTAAATTCGTAAAAGTTTTTTCCCCAGCTATATTATTTTGATTATTAGATAAATCTACAAAATTTTGTGTAGATGAACCAGTTCCCCCATTTGTAAGGGGTAATACCCCGGTTACATGGGTAGGTAAGTTTATAGGGTTAAAAGTAAGCTCACGGCCTGAGGCATCTACACTTACATAGTCCTGCCCTGATACCGATATAGGTGTAGGGGTGTGTAAGACCCATTGGGTTCCATCGGATATGTATAGTTTTTTGTCAAGCCCAATTTTTTGAGTTCCCGCTGGTTCTACATCCCCAAGGGTATTCGGAAAGATAACCATCTTCTCCGTTTCTAGCTTCTCATAGTATTGAGCTTGAGAAGAAATAATGAATGTGGCGAGTAACGCCCCTAGTAATAATAATTTTCTCATGGTTTTCACGTTTTAATCTTTATTTACAATTCTATATACTAAAGTTCCTGTTGAATACCTTGTTGGGGGTACAAAGTTAAAAGAGTTTTGTTGCTGGCTTGTTATTTGATACCCAGACCATACCCTGTTGCCTGATGTTCCCAGATATTCTATGATTTGTACATAGTAGTTTGCATCAGCTTGCCCCGTTAAGGATATTAGGGTATTGCCGTTTATAGCTTTGGTCCTAACCTTGATCATATCCTGCATACTGACCAACTTATTGTTTATCTCAGTAGTACTGAAGATATCAAGGTTACTCCTTGCAGCGGCTTTATCGGATAATTCCGATAGGTTATTTGTTTTCTTAAGATAATCAGTTAGAGAAAAGTCTATCCCCTCTTGTTCGGATAGTTTGTGGAAAACTCCCTTGGTTTTGTCATACCTATAAATTGCCCAACCATGGTTTACAGTAGGGTCCCCAGAGGCATCTTCCACAAAGACATTTTCCCCGTGAGTAAGGTTAGCAACATCGGCATCCCTTTCGGCAATGGTATCATAATCCTTATCAGCAGCTAAGTGTAGGTTAAGCCCAGATAAGAAAGTCTGACGAGTAATTCTTTTAGTTACACCCCCCTGAACAAGGGGGATAATGTCGGTGTCATTTATCAAGTCCGCTGATACCAATTCAGATATCTTGGCCTTATTCAGGGACTGTTCCAACCTAGTAAACGAATTTTGTAACTGTTGGATTTGTATTTCTAATTCAGCTATTGTGGCCATTTGTGTTTTGGATTTTAGGATTCAACTTCAAAATAAGCACCTTGTTCTGTACTCAATATACCTAACCCACTTTCTAACATAATGATTTGAGAAGCAGTACTTATGGATTTTAGCCTCATATCTATAGGCTCCATCCAATGTATTATAGGATATATTTTGGTAATAAGGTCATCAGTTAAGGGTAGAGCATCTGGATGATGGGATATGATAGCCACATCGTAAGTTCCGAAGTCTGGGATTGGTGAATCATAAAAATGGCCATCATCATATTTATGGTATAGTTTCCCGGTATCCACTGAGTCATAATAGAACTCAGTTTCTAACTTCTCATTAACAGTTACTCTGTATCCCAGATATGCAAAGATCATTCGTATACCCTCATAGGTACCTTTGAGTTTTCTTAATGGTACATAATGCTGAAGTAAACCCCTATTGAAATGATCTTTACCAGCTTCATTCTTAGCCAGTAGATTTGGGGGGTTACCAAAGCTCTCGGAAATAACCGTGAGAAATTTCTCGGGAGTAGTCCAGGCATCTTTCATATCCAGGAAGTTTTCCCCAGCTGGGATTATCTCAGTGGTTAATTCTATTTGGAATAACTCAATATACCTTTCGAAGATACCCTTATCATCCTTGTCTTTGTATGTATCAGCTTCCTTCTCGTATCCCTGAAAGAAACTGTTGAATAAGTCTCTTAGCATGGTTATACGATTTTTTCTACGTTATGGATATTAAGGTTATTTACTGAAAGTACGGGTAGGGTATAATCATTAATCTCCATATCATTGTTATATGGGTAAGTATTAAATTCCCAAGTATCCCCAGTATCATAAGCCCCATCGGGTATTCTAAGTTTTAATGACCCATCTGATGAGGTATACTCAGTATCAAATGAGATAGCCAACTGAGCTTTGCCATCCCTATATAATACCCATTGGGTACCAGCATAGCTAATCCTCCAAGCTGCCCTTTGGGTTGATGTAGGGAGTACTTCTAGTGTAGTAGCTATTAAATCTTTGGTATTATTTCCCAAAGGTTTAGGTAATGGCTTTGTGCTCAACTTAGTAATAGTAACGTAATCCGTTGAGGGGTTGTTTTCTACGATAGAAATAATATCTGAATACCTGATTGCCCGATTGATATTTGATTTCTGGGCCGAGTAAAAATCCAGTAATGCCAAGGCTACCTCGTTGGTATTGGTAGTAGCATCATGCCTGAACTTAGTGGCAAGTGTGAAAGATAATAGTATCTCCGTTTGACCTGCAGACTTTACTGTGATATTTCTTCCCAATAATCTTCGGCTAAATATATAATCGTGGGTACTCTGGATAAGAGCTGAGGTTGCAGCCCCACCATTAAGGGGGCTTATGAATATCTCCAGATATCTTGGATGGGTATATCTTAATACCGCATCTGCAACTCCAGGTGCCAGTTTAGCAATATCCTCATGATCTGATTCTGTTACTGCATATTCTAAAGTCCTTAAGCTGAGTACCGCATTCTTCCTAGCTGATTCCATGGATTCTACCCCTGAACCTCCAGTAGGGGCCAACTCATTCTTTACCTTTAGTACATCGTTAGATAACCCGGTTAAAGTAACTGGAGATACTATGGTATCAATGGTAAGAGCTTGAACCTCATTTCCTTCGGCTCCGAGAGTGGTTTTGTAGGTAGCTATAACATCCTTGTCTCTATTAGGTATTACCCCCTGAACCCCATTCCCGAATAATACCACTGGGGTTTTGTCTACCCTAAGGGTAGTAGTGAAATGAGCATCCATGTAATCTGATCTAGCCAAGGTTTCTTTAAATATAAATATCCGGCCATCGATTACTAATTGCAGAGTTCCCTCTGAGATATTAGCAGGTAAGTTTAATACCTGATTAGCAAATCCGTTAGTCCTACCGATATTGTCATTTGTGATAGATTCCTGTTGGTATGCAGGAACTTTTACTTCGGTACTTCCCGCTGGGATATACCCTTGATCTATGGTTATAAACTTTACTGCCCCAGCTTCTACGATAGTCCCAATTGGTATCTCTTGTTGGTTGAGATTAGATGGGATACTTCCATCTGAATTCTCTAGGTAGAAGGTTAAATCTACCGAGGCAGGAATCCTAGACTTAATATGATAGTCATAGGCTCTTGTGTGTTTTAAAACACTACTAAACCTTCTTGCGGTTGACAAGAAGGATTCCCGAGATAGATTATCTATGTAGGCATTTATTTGTTCTGATATACCCGCAAACATCTCTATAATTACTATCAGTATATGGTTCTCAGAGAAATCTGTAATCTCTGGGACCCTGATTTTTAGTCGGGCTATAAGAGCATCCCTAACCCTGTTGTAACCCCTATCCAAGTAGGTTACCCATTCATTGGAAAATTTCATGCTTACAAGTTTATTAAAGTAGTTAATGTATCAGGTTCATTTGTTGGTAGTATTAAGTACTCCAGAGTAGCTGAAACGGTAGTTGGCCCCACCCTAGCGGTAACTACCTTTTGGAATTCAACCCTAGGTTCCCATAACTCTATTACATCAAGTATGAAGAATCTGATCAATGCCTGTGTTGTGAAGTCATTGGGTTCTTCTAATATAGTAGGGATACGTGACCCATAGTTGGTTCTCCGATATCTTTGCCTTATCTCCCAGGTTAACAGTATACTCAACGAGCTTTTTATCATTTCATTGGTACTGCTCAATTCGAGTTTTCCATTGGTTAGTTTCCAGGGATAGGCTATTCCTTTGTATTCAAAAGCCATAACGTTTATATTTAAATTTAGTGATCCTGGTCTCTACCTATTGGATCAAGGTTTCATTTACAATATCCTGAGTTTTAGTTTCTTGGAGATTAGCCTCGGTATAGGGTTTAACCAGAGGAGAAGTAGGGGAACCCGGTGAACTAGAGGTATGGGTATGAGTTTTATAATCTGTAGCCAGTTTGTTATGGGCTTTCTCCAGAGCATTAAGTCTTTCTACCACATTCTTGGATAATGGTACTCCCAATTGTTTACCCCCATTAACTGTAATGTTATCATCTGTCATAATGATATCCCTGTCTTTGGAATGATTTACAATTATCTTTTCATTGTCCATGGTGATACCCCTATCTTCTGAATGGAGGATATGTATTTTCTCTTCATCCACCTCTATTGTTTTCTCCCCGTATAGTGCTTTAATATACTCGTCATGTAGAATAATGCTGCATATATCGTAGTGTTCCACTAGAATTCTCTCTTTTTCAATTCTAAATACTGCCCCGTCTTTATGAATAACTCCTATAATATTGTCAGTATCATTTAAAGTTACAATGTGGCCACCTGGGGTTTTGAATCCGTAACTTCCGGGTACAAACTCTTTGGGTTTTTCATCAAGTAAATATCCCGAGAATTCCCACCTAGGAAATCTCACATCACCAAAGTCAAATGATACCTCTACCAAGTCCCCGATATTTGGAAGTACATGGGCCCCATAATCTTTTCCAGAGAATTGACCTTTTGCAACCACCCATTTAGTATGCTCGGTTTTTTGAGTAATATTCGGAATGATTACCTTGATTCTATTTCTATTCTCAGGATCATCTACGTTTGTTACAATGGCTTGGTAAGTAGAATAGTATTTACCGAATGATTCCAAACCATGGTATAGTAGGGTTTTAAAAAAGCTTTTTAATGATTGCATGATTAGTAATTTTCTACGTTGGTTTTAGTATCACCTTGGTTATATTTCTCGATCAGGGTTTGTACGTTTACATCTAAAGGTTGATCTGGGTTCTCCAGGATATCAATTGAGTTTACCACATCACCAGTA